GCCAGCAATATGCCTGTACATGTTCCGGTTATGCTTAGTGTTCCCGCAAACAGGTCGACGGAACGGATGTTAGATACTGAGTTTGTTATGCTCCCTGTTACGTTAACTGTTCCAATTCCGTTCATCCCAATTAAAATATTTGCAATATTGCCCTTGCTAAAATTTCCTATCCAATATAATATTCCACTGCCATTAAAATTCAATGGAAACCCATTAGCTACGGTCAGTTCACAGTTAGCCGCTACGGTAGCCGTATTACCAGCGCTCAGGTTTGGAGTAGAGATTACACTTGTTCCTGTTGCGCCCTGGATTATTCCATTTGCATTAGTGCAGTTTAGGCTTAACCCGCTTTGAAGTGAAAACGTACCGCCTGCGACGATGCCGCCAGACGCGGCGGCATTTGTCAGCGCCTGGACCGTTATAGATCCGCTAGTTAGCACGGTCTGACCGTTGGCATAGGCAACGTCGCCCGGGCCTGGAACAACGCCATTTTGCCACGTAGCGGGGTTATTAAAATCGCTGTTCGACAAAATTGCTGGGATGTTAGCCATTAGATTGCACCCGCTTTTTCGTTAATATATGTTTGGGTGATAGCCTCTAGCGCTGTAAGAAATTTTGCCAGGGGCAGATCTCCAGCTGCTGCTGCTGCTTGCGCATCCCGATGCACTGTTGGTGGCAATCTCAAATGAGCTAGTTCGTCGGGCAAAATTAAGATTTCCGGGCCATTCTCAGTGTCTCTGTATGGCCAGAAAATTGCAGTTATCGCCATTGCCATTTTGTCATCGCTAGGGTATGCGGCTAGAGAAACATTAAATCCGTAATAATTATACGACACTCCGCCAATGTTTATTGGTTGTGGATTTTGAAGTGCCATTAGGAGTAGGTGAGGGAGGTTCGATCGGCCCAGGCCCCAACGGCGGTCAAAGGCCCGGTTAGTTTAACACCTAGCGCCGAGAAAGTGGTGCGCTCTATCGTCCAGCCAGTGGCAGATTCGGCGGTCCCTACCGGAGCCTGCGCAGTAAAGATCGTGTTGGCGGTACTGGTGGCATCGTAAACGAAAAGGCTGGCTGCCGGGCCGCCGCCGGTTGCGTTCAGTGTGTTCCCACTAAAGCTCAGTCCCGTTCCAAGTATAATTTCTTCCACCGCCCCCGTGCCTGCTGTGCTGCGGCCAACAAGGCGGCCAGTGGCCATGGTCAGACCGCTGGAGCCAATCAGGCCCGCCAGCGCACGGCTGGCGATGTTCCCAACAACTTTCTGCAGGGCTTGCAGGATCGTGTCCGCATCGCTGACCGTGCCAGACCCTGCTGTAAAGCCAGCCAGGGTGGAGGCAATCGCTCGGGCTGCGGTGAAGAATTGGTTGCCGCCGGTTTCCGTAAGGTCGCCTGTGCCACCAGATGTGGCCACCGTGGCTAGGCCCGAAACCTGGCCCGCCGGAATCGTCGGAATATCGCTAGCCACCAGAGATCGAAACGCCGGGGCTGCTGCCATGCCGGTCGCAGGGCCAGCCCATACCAAGTTTGCAGACTGGGCCGCCAACGTGGCGGTCAGGGTCCCCGCCGTGGTGACGGGCGACCCGGTAACTGTGAACTGTGACGGCAGGCTCAGCCCAACACTGGTGACGGTGCCACCACCGCCGGGGCCATGGCCACCCGTGGCGCTGATTGTTTGGTTGGGCCAATTGCCGGTGATGGTCACATGTTGGCCGGCTATCAGCCCAGGAGTGGCCGTTCCCGTGCCGCCATTGGCGATCGACAGCAGCCCAGACACCCCCGTCGCCAGGGGAAGACCTGTGGCGTTCACCAGGCCCAGGCTGGAGGGAGTGCCCCCTGCCCCGTCGAACAGCACGGGGGCCCCCGCGGCGCCGGCATTCACTGCCAGGGCATTGGCGATTCCGGTTCCTAGGCCGCTGATGGTGCTCAGGGCCTGCGTGCCGCTGTGGTTGCTTCGGGCCAGGTAATAGGCCGCGTTGTTTGCCGCCAGGGCCGTCAGGTTTGCAGAGAGAGGCTGATAGCTGCTGGCTGCGCTGGCTGTGGTCAGGTAGGCGGCGAGCGTTGAGGCCAGCCCTGGAGGTTGCACCGCTGTCGCGGCCAGGGCACCTTGGGCAGGGGTGGCAAAATCTCCCGCCGACGCCAGCGCCGCTGAGCCCAGCTCCAGGCTTGCGCGCCCAGTGGCAGCATTGAGCCCGGTGGCCCCGCCGGACCACTGCCCGCGCATCGAGTAGGCCGTATCCCAGTTGGTCTGGCTGGCGTTACTCGGCAGGCTGAACCCTGAAGGCAGGCCCAGCGTGAGGGTGACGCTGCCGGCAGTGTTGGTGCTGCTGGTGCTCCAGCCGCTGGGAGGGGTAAAAGCCACGGCCTGCACCGCCCCCTCAGCCTTGGCCCGGTTGCTCGGCGTCTGAAGCCCTGCCAGGTTTTCGGTTGCCAGGGGAACCGTTGCGTCGTTCCCGGTCGAGGAGGCGACGTCTAGACCCGTGGCCGTCCTGTTGGTAATCGACAGGTTGGTCGGGGCGCTGGTTCCCCCTGGGCCGGTGGGGTCAAATGGCAGATCAACAAACGCCGTGCCAACGATGACGTTATTGACAACCTGGCCATCGAACCCGGTCTTGCTTCTGCCAGTTGGGTGTCCCGTGCTATCAGTTTCCCGCCATACTTCGCCCTTAACCAGTTTAAAATTCTGTTGAATTGCCTCGGCTTCTGTTGAATGCCTTGTTACAATTATGGTTTTTTGCCTGTTATATGTCGTCACGATCCGCCCCCATCCAAGATCAGAACCGTCTCGGTGGGTTCAGTGGTTGGATCGTCGCCGGGGTCGCCATCCAGGATCACCACCATCTCTTCTGGGGCGTCAACTCTGGCTAGCGGGATCCTGCAAAACTTGCCATCGTCAAACCGTTGCGGTAACATTTCCACTTTATACGTTTCGCCATCTACACTAATTGCTGCACCATATCCCAACCCTCCAAACTTGCTAGTTTGTGCAGTTAATAAATAATCAATTATTGTCAGGTTGCCATCAAAAATCATTTCACTGTTCAAATCAAGATAGCCGTCACCAATGATGGCGCCGGCTATTACGGGGACAACATCCAAGTCCGAGTCTAGGAAGTCATCCAGATCGTCCATCAGTCGCCAGGCTCCGCAGGCTTGGTTTTCTTGCCACCTTCGGGCGTGGCACCAACAACCCCCAGGGCCACCAGCGCAGAGGCTTCTTCGGCAGATAGCCGGGGGATCTCGGCGCCATCTTCATAACGGGCCCCGTCGTGGTCAACGGGGCCATTGAGAACGGTGTAGGAGGGCATGATCAGGCGACTGCGTTTTTGATCAGATAGCCAGCAGCTTTGGCGGCAATGGCGGGGGCTTCGCAGCTAGACACCGGGAAGCACCAGGTTTTCTCGTTGTTTTCGTAATAAGCTGGCTCGCTCATTGGATACCCATTAAGGTTATAGGTGTACCCATAACTGGGTGCTCCCATTTGAGCCAAGCTAGCAATCGGCGTGTAAGCCAACACCATGTCTTTGCCCCATACGTCAGAAAACACGCCGGCATCGCTTGACTGAATAGCATCTCCAACCCAAACATTTGGCACGCCAAAAAGTGATGCCAGAAGCTCCGGTGTAGCAGTGTCACGACCGGTGTATTTGATTCGGTCAATGATCACAGGATGCTGAGTCAACGCTTCAAAAACTGCAGCCCCCATCACTAAATCAGTTGGGCGCTTCCCAATCTGTTGTCGAATTACTTCTTTAGCGTCTTTTACAACTTTGACGGGGTTGCTAGTGCCGCTAAAGTCCGAAAATTGGTTTGTACCAGAAAGCGTAATCCTATTAGAAGAATCATAACTTGCTGTATTAGTAGCCAATGCGGCTTGTTGAATTTCAAGACGCAAGCCAACAATATCCATCGCTCCATTGATGGCCATTGTCGCACCATCAATAGTAAAGCCTTTAGAAGGATCAAGCTGCTCTTCCCTGATTTCCTTGGGCAACGTGCCCTCAATGGAATAATCCTGAAGGCCGTAGTCACTCCCGGAATAACCAAACGAAACGCGAGGAGTTCTAGCACCAGGACTACGAGCCATGTTACTGTATTGCATGAAAGATTCCTTAGTAAAGGTAATAATCTTTCCTGCACGAGCCCCCGTGGGAACACGGGGAAACAGGTTCATCCCTACAAACTCAGAGTTTTGAAACCCCTGAGCAATCGTAGTGTTGACGGGGCTGATGCCAGCACGGGCCTGGCTGAGGTTTTGTGCGGGCATGATCAGTTGGGGATAAGAAGGACTTCGGCAATGTCACCAGCGGCAGCGGCAGCGGTGATAGATCGGGCAACGGTAGCGCCAGTGGTTCGGGTCACCATCCGGCCAACAGAATCAAATTCCAAAGCAATGTTTGCAGCAAATGCTGCGCCGGCTTCGGCCTGGGCCGTTCCCATTACATTTGCGGTGATCATGTCACCGCTGACACCACCAAACACAGCAACAGCACCATTGGCGCCAGCAGCTGGAACTGCGCCAGCAAGGTTAATGGCTCGGTGCTGGGTGATGGTAGCAGTTGCCCTGATGGGCAGGCTGATTTCAGCGTAATTACCAACGGCCATGATCAGTTACCTCCTTGGGTGGTGATGGCGCGAATTGCATCCTGATAGCTAGCGCCAGGATGCTCAGCTTGATAGGCCAATGCGCTGGCGTGAATCGCCTCTTCATCAGCTCCAGGGCCAAGAACCCCGGAGAACGCAAAGGCCTTGCCAGGTTTAGCCTCATGGTTGCCGTCAGGGGCAGGGGCGTAAGGAACACTGGGGGCCCCGTCAGACTGCCGAGCCTGCGCAACACTGGCAAGACTGGCCTTTTCGGCGGCCAGAACAGCATCACCCGCTTCGACGCCGGTCGTCTTACCATCAGCGGCCAAACGGTCAATCAAAGCTTCATGGCCAGGCAATGACCGGGCGCGAACATCGGCAATCCGCTGGCGTTCGGCGGCGGCACCTTCAGCCCGCAATGATGCGACGACATCAGGGTTAGCCGCCAGCCATTCGGCAGTGGTCTGGGGCGTGGGTTGATTTTCATCCATAGCAAAACGGGCAGGGGGCTGGGTGGATGGGGCAGAGCGCCCACCAGTGGAGGCGCTAGGGGTTGCAGTGAGTTGAGCTATCAGCATGTCCAGGCTACTGATTTGGTCCGCAAGGCCCGCATCAATCGCCTGTTGACCAATGAACATTCGCCCATCAGCCATGTCATCGAGAACACGCTCAACCGATACCCCACGGTTGGCGGCAAAATCAGTGACAAACAGCGAGTACACATAGTCTACTTGATCCTGGATTACTTTTTGGCCGGTTTTGGTCAGCGGGCCATACTGCGATGCCGCCCGCTTGAACCGGCCGGCCACAATCTCGGTAGTCTTGATCCCCATCGCCTGCTCTCGCTGGCTCACGTCCACATGGGTCGCAACCACACCGATCGAGCCAACCTGAGCGGTTCCAGAGTCCAATACCGTCTGGTCAGTGGCAGAGCCTATCCAGACTCCAGCGCTGGCCATTAGGCCTTGAACCATAGTGGCAATAGGTTTCACACCACGCACCGCCCGCACAGCTGCGGCTGCGGTCTGGGTGCCGGCCACGGTGCCGCCTGGGGTGTCTGCCAGCAGGATGATGGCCTTGACGGTGGGGTCTGCCGCAGCGGTCTGAACATCACGGGCGAACAGCTCGGTGCTGGTGCCACCTGACATGTTGGTCATCAGGTTCATTCGCTGGGCCAACACGCCATGCAGCGGGATCAATGCCGCGCCGTTCCGCACCTCGTAGCCCTGCTGCTGCTCGGTCCCCAGTGGCCGGCCAATCCTGGCCTCTACTGCCGCAACGTCCAGTTCCTCGCCACGGCTGCGAGCCGCGTAGATCGCCTGAATTTCTTCCAGGCGGTTAGGCAGGATCGCCCAGGGTGCGTTTAGGACATCAAGAACTGTCATGGGCCCAATCTAATCGGTAGTGCTGTTTGGGTCAGGTGGTGGCACCGCAACCGCAACGGCTGGCATCTGCAGACCATCACGCACCCTGACCGCCATCTCCCTGGCGCTCTGCCGGTGCTTGGTTTCCCAATCGCCGCCGTCGTAGGCCACAACCTCCTCGGCTCGGGTGGTGATGCCTTCCTCCATGCGCTTAGCCGCCGCCATGGCCTCTTTCAATGGATCAAGGGCCCCAGGGCCATCGCCGCACCAGCTGGTCTGACTCCATGCGTACCGAATGAAAGGGTCAGCAAAAAACCCTGGCGCCTGGATGATTCCCAGTGCCACGGCATCGGCCAACCACTCCTCATAAACGGGCTGGCATAGCCGCTGTGCCAGCCAGACGCGCTTGATTTGCCAAGTCCGCCAGGCATCCATCAATGCAGCACGGCTGGCGGAATAGGAGGCGTTGAAGGCCTTGGCTAGCACCTCCTTAGGGATCCCTAGGCCCATGCTGCAGATGTTCAGCATCGCCCCAAAAAATGGGTCAAAATTCGGGTTTGGGCGGCCAGGGGTTGGGCTGACAATGCTTTCGCCTGGCATCAGGTTCACGGCCCGGCCGCTTTCGATCGTGCCGTCCCAATTAGCCGCAGCCAACATCCTTTGTCGTTCTTGATCGCTAAAAATAGTCGAGTCTGAAAACGCCTCTGGGTCCATTTGCATAAACAGCGCCAGCGCTGCGCTGTTCACCGCCGCGTCCACCTCGGCGTCGGTGTACCGGGTTATCTGTTTGATTGTGGCAATGATCGGGGCCAGGATCGGCAGCCCACGGGTTTGGCCGGGCCGCTTCATTTCCTTCAGGTGCAAGACATTGCGGCGGCCAGAGCTGCCCCGGTACGGGATCCGTTCCCATGTGTTGGCGGTTCGAGGGATCAGCCGGCCTGGGTGGTAGCGAGAAACCTCGATCGCTACCGGCTCGCCGTCGGCATCACGCCATACGCCATCAATCAGCGTGGCGGTATTCATCCGTCCATCTGGATTGCTGACCCGATCGGCCTCAACGATCTGCATCGTCAGCCGAAACGGCCAATCCTCGCGGCCCTTATCACCAAGCAGTACAAACACATCACCGCTGGAATCGTGCGAACGCAACGCCAATTGCTGCTGTTCATAGAAACACAGCTCGCCATGGCGATCGGCATACTGCGATTTCGCCCACATTCCAAACCGCCGCTCGGTCATGCTCTGCCATTCGCTGGCCTGTTCATCCGAAAGGCCCAACTCTTTGGCGTCAATTCGGCTTTGCAGGGTGAGGCCGGTTCCAACAATATGCGAAACCCTTGTCTCGATTGCCCCAGTCGCTACCGGTGCGGTTCGCTCCAGATCCCTGGAAAACGCCCGCAGGTCAGCCAGTTCATACTCTGCCTCACCATCTGCATCCAGCAACTGTGGGCGCCAGTTGGCAAACCGTGGCGACCGGGCCATTCTGCTGGTGCCGGTCATGCCGCCAAACGCCATCATCCCGCCATGGCCCAGGCGGTCAAGATCAGCAGGCAGAGACTGGGCCAGTGAAAGTTTCTTGTTGTTGCGGCGCTTTGCCATCAGAAGTTGGGCCTAAGGGTAAATCCCCGGCCACGGCCATTGGCCCGGCTGCTCAGCTCCTGCACCCTGCGATCCCATATCTGAATTCCCGCCTGCACTTCTGCAAGGTCTGCACGCTTCAAGGTTCGGCCGCCAATCGTTTTTTCCTGGCCGGCCAGAATCTTCAGCTCCGCATCGAGATAATCCTCTAGCCGCGCTGTGGCGGTTGCGAGCGTGATACCTGCCATGACCTGCATCATACTCACCCAAACCGACCGCCAGTGCCAAACCTATTTGCCCCACCCCCTCCCGTCTCCGGCGCCTGGGTGCCCAGGGTGCGGGCGAGCTGGGCCCACATGGTTCCTGGAGTGTAGCGACGGGTCACCAGCTGCAGCACCGCATAGGCGTAGCGGGTGCAGTCGCCCCCCTCATCTCGCGCCCCGGTTGGTGCCTCCCAGTGATAGCTGATCTGGCCCCTGCTCCGCCGCGGCATCCGCCTCCAGGGGAACAGCTCCGCCAAGAATTGATCAGTTGAGCACAGGCCAAAATGCAAGTAGCCAGGGCCCAGGGTTTCAACCCCTAACCGATATTGCAGTGATTTGACGCTTTCGTCATAACCCACAAAGTACAGGTTAACCCCGTTCTTTACAATCGGCTTGTTTTTGCGGTTGATGCTCACCGGCACGCCCCTGCCCAACAGGGGTTTGCCCTTCTGCGGGGCACCTCGAACTGGCACCCAAACATCCTTGCGAGTTGAGCAAAACTCGCGGACCGCCTGGCAGCTTGTTGCATCGCCGCCTTCATCAATGCCTCCGCGTGCCAGCTTGAGCACGGTGCCATCCTCTCGAACCCATTTGGTTTCGGCGATCCGGTCCAGTTGCGCAAGCGTGTTTTTGTCCTGGGGGTCGCCATCAATGTCCCAATGGCCCAGGTGCCAGCCCTCCTCCCCAATACCCCAGCCCCAGACAGTGGCCACCAGTCGCTCGTTTGCCGTGCCGCCACCGCCCTGGGTGTCCACTCCGGCGGTGATCAACAGCACGCCATCGGGCACGCCGGTCAGGGTGAAGTCTTCGCCAAGGATTGAATAGCCGTTGCCCAGATCAACAGACTGCCGGCGCTTGGCCAGGTTGTCGGCCGAGACCTTGCCGGCCTGCGAGTCTTCCCAGCCTTCGCCGAGCACCGTATTTTTGAAGGTCTGCATTGGCTCTGGGTCGCCTTTGCGCAGCGACTCCAAGGCCTCGTCGTATTCACGAACCAGAATCGCCCAGTCCGCCGCAGGTGAATAGCTGTAGGCCGCCCACACATGAAACCCAATGAGGCCAGGAACCTGGGCAACAGCGGTCGGACGATCCTCGCAGCGCTCCACCATCCAGCGCTTTTTGCTGTGCGGGATTGGCGTTTTGCAATTTTCGCATTCGTAATGGGCGGTAAATTCGCCCTCTTTTATCATTTGATCCCATCGCAAAATTTGATAATGATTGCAAAATGGGCAAGGAACAAAGAATTTTCTTTGATCTGATTTCTTGTATAATTCCTCTGTTCGTCCATCCTTGAATATCGGCGTGCTGCCTACGCCTATCTTGCGGTCCCAATAATAATCAGCACGGTTACGGCCTAGCTTGTAAACATCGCCTTCGTCAATCCTGCGATAAGCGTCAAACTCATCAAAGAGAACAATCTTTCTAGACTTGCGTCGAAAGGCTCGCCCACTGGCAGCGTTTACTATATCTATTAAACCACCATTGCTAAGTTGTTTTAAAAGAATTGTATTGCTGCTGGTGTTTCGCGCTTTGGACTCAGTTATCAGCCCTTGCAGCGCTGGCGTATCCTCAAATAATGGCTTGATTTCTTCTTTGCTATACCCTTCGGCGTCTTCCTTAACCGGCTGCACAATCATGATCGGGCATGGATCATGATGGGAGTAATACTGAACAACAACGCCCAGCATCTTTGTCCAGCCGACGCGGGCGGACTTCAAGCAAACCACCGTTTCGACATTGGGGTTGGTGAAGGCATCCAGGATCGGCCGCTGGTATGGCAGCGTCCGCCACTGGCCCTTCTCTGCAGCGTTGCCGGTCATCACCGCGCCGCCATCGACCGTGGCCGGTTGGTCCGCATATTCCGAAAGCCGCAGCTTCGGCGGTGGCTTGAATCCGCCCAGGATGCGCCGCGTCAGCTCCTGCACCGCTGGCAGCGTCAAGGCTCAACCTCTGGGTAAAGCTCCATTACGTCGCCCGCAGCGAGACCGCTCAAGGCCTCGCGTATCAGGTCCATCAGCACCGCCACCTCGTCGGGTGTCAGGTGCGGGATCCTCTGCTTTGCCTTACTTGGCACCCCCAGTATCACGGTGCGGGTGATATTGACCGCTGCATCCCAGGCCTGCCCCACTTCCTCGCGGGGGAGCAGCATGTTCGCCTTGGCCTTGCGATCCATTTCCAGGATATTGGCCTTCTCAAATTCGGATCGGGCTCGACTGTCGTTGTAGCTGGGGATTTCTGCGGGCTCTGGGGAGCCGTCGGCCAGGGCTGGGGCAGAGGAGCGCGGGGGCCTGGGGGGTGCTGGCTGCTGATCTCGCTTGACCGTGGGCACCTGGCCTCCCGGCGTGGCAGCCTTCGGTCTGGTGCCCTGGCCTTGACCAGCATTGGTGCCCCGGGGGGCCGGGTCTGTGGCCTGGGCCCATTGCTGATCGGCAAGAACAGGGTCAATTTCCCAACCCTTCCCTTGACGTTCAGCCGCTGGGGACTGCAGCCGGCCGTTATTAATCGCCCTCAGGACTGACACATGGGTGGCCCCTCGAAGGCCCAAGGCCTTGCGGTGATCGGCATACTGCTGGAGGTTCACTCTGCCAGCGCCAGCAACATCAAGCTTGTACCCATGGGCATATTGTAACCAGCTGCGTACAAAATAGGTTACAACCCTGTGACACCAAGGCATTACACCGGCTATAGGGTGTCTACAGCAAGGCCTGTACCTTTATTGAGAAACGTTATCAACAGAAAGATCGGGCGCGAGATGACCCACGACCAAGGCCCCTGTCAAAGGACCCAAGCCATGGGGGAGTGCGTCACCGCGCCGTCTTCAGAGCCTCGGTCACATATCGCTGCAGTGCTGGCCCCCAGGTCCTGCCCACGCTCTCCTGGGTGATCTGACGGATCGGCCAACGCTTGGGGATGTTGGGCAGCTGGTTAAAGAGCAGGAGCGACTCGACCCGATAGCGTCGCATCCTGCCTGAGCCGATGCGACGGTAAACACCAGGCCTGAGCTTGCCGCGCCGCTTGTCGAGCATGAAAGTGTCAGGCCCACCCTTGAGAGCCTTGACCGCCGCGGCTTTGGACATGTTGCCCGATGCATTGAGCCGTGCCCCACGCCCTGGTCGCCATGCTGGGGCAGCCCTGAGACGCCGCTCTGATGGCCTTTGGGGCCTAACGCCACCCTGGATAGATGGCAGCAGGTAACGCTCCTGGATCTGTTGTGGTGCCAGTTCGGCGCTCAAGTTGCGCTTGTTGCTAAACCTGGAGACCTTGTAGGCCCGTTGGGTGAACTGTGTGGGCCTGTCGAAGTATTTGTTGGTCGATTCGTTGAGATCCTTAACCCCGCCTTTGGCAACTTCATTGAGGGCCCTTGATGCTGCAAAAGGCATCTGGTTCTGAATCCCCGCCAGCCATGCCTGAGCCTTGTTAATGCCGCTGCTGTCGACGTCTAGGCGGACGTTGGGCATCTATCCCTCAACCAGCCCCATGGCCTGCAGGTAACGCGCCCACTGCTCCAGGGTGAGCACCACGCGCCATGTGCCACCGCGAAATCGAATAATGCTGGCAGCGTGTTCTTCTTGAGCGTTGATGCGTTGTTGTTCTGCTGCTGTCGGTTTGACCCTGGCGGCGGCCGCGGTGTCTTCCCAGTTGGCGATTTGCACAACATGGCATGGAACGCCGTCCAAGTCGCCGGTGTCGTCCGCCCGGCCTGCGCCCAGCTTTCGTCGAATGGGCAGGCCAAGGGCTTTCGTGAGGATTGCAGCGGCCTCCAGCTCCCCTCTGTCGCCTTTGCGTTTAGGTCGGTTCGCCATGTCCCAACCCTACCTCAGATCCGGTTTTACCGGTTCAACCACGCGCCGGTAGTGAAGACCACAAGCCGAAGTCCCATTGGTGACGGCATTCCAAATGTTTTTTTTATGAGTAAATACTTCCCTAGCCGCTGCAGCAATTGAAGGGTATCGGCGGCCAGTTTCAACGCATTCTATAACATAAGATTTAGTTAATCTTGGTAATTGCATTTTCGTAATCTTAAAAGCAATAGCCTCGGAGTCAATAAGTTGGGTAAGCTCTGATTGTGCAATACCGCCAAACTGTTCTGGGTGTTTTTTGGCAAATTTTCTAAGGTGCATACGTGAGATAAAGCGAGGGCTATTTTTTGCATTTGATCGTGCAACAGCGGGAAGGCCAATTTTAATCCAATTATAAATCTTTTCATAGCTATAGCCTGTAAGCGTTTTAATAACTCCAATAGATATAAATTCTCCTTGGGGCTGCATTGAGAGGCCTAGCTGCTCGGCCTTTTGCTGCATAGCCATGGGCGTTCTGGGTGGGCGGCGTTGGTTGAAGCGCTTGGCGACCAGCTGCCAGGGCAGCTCCCCAGCAAGGTCGGAGAGCGCCTCCAGGTCTTCAGGTGTCCATCGTCTCGATTGGCGCTTGGGTGCTGGTTGGGTCATGGGTGTTGGGGGCTCTTCGTGGGCTCTTTGTGATGGGGGGGGGGATGCGCTGGCCTGAATGTTGGTCGCTAGGTCGAATGTTGGCGGGTGGGACCAACATTCAAATCCTTTCCAGCGCAAAGGATCTCA